AGGCGCACGACCTGAAAGACGTTGTCATGACCGAGGAAGAAGTTGCCGCACAACAGAATAGCCAGGCAGCGCAACAAGCAGCGGCAGCGCAGCAGCAAGCGCAGCAACAGATTCAAGCGCTCAACATGCAGTTGACGCAAGCGAAGCTGGATCAAATGCAGGCGGAAATTTCCAAGACCTTGGCCGATGTTGATCGCATCAAAGCACTGACAGTGAAAGCCAATGTGGATACCGCATACGCAGGCATGGAAGCTGGCGGCGTGGCGACGGAACGACCTGAAGTCGCTCCGGCAGGCGATGCCATCCTCAAGTCGGCAGGATGGGTCGATCACACCCCGGCGATTACAGCGCAGCCGGGAGCGCCGCAAACAGGCGGGCCGGTACCGTCCAATTCTGCACAGCCGGGTTCAGCACAAACGAACCCGGCAGCGGATGGCCCGGTACCGCCCGGCATGGCGACGGCGAATCTTCCTGTACCGCCACAGGCAGCAGCCGCGCCACCTGACCAATCGCAACCGTCAATGGATGATGCGGCAAGTTCGGGACAAGGCAGTGACCCGCTGACCCCGCCAAGCGCAAATGTTGGCGCAAACGTGGGCGAGCGCGTTGGTGAACACGTCGGGATGGGGCAAAGCAAAGCGGAGCCTGGGCCGACATGAAGACTGATCAACAGCTTCGCGACAGTGTCGCAGCAGAACTCGGTGCAGTGATCGATTACCGCAGTTCGGATGCGACACGGCACTTGCTCCGATTGCTCGCCGCACTGTACGAAACCTACCAAGCGGAACTTGTGACGATTAGCCCGGAAAGACTGGAGCGCAAGCAAGGCGCGGCGCTGCAAGTCAAGGCGCTCTATGACTGCATCGCTAACCCGGATCGTGGCAAGTCACCACGGGTGTAAATCGCATATTCAAGCAAACAGGAGATAAGTACATGGCAAGCAGCAAGAAAATGAAGACCGCACACGAAGAGTTTGCGGATGAATTCAACAAGCCAGATGCGCCAAGTGGCGATTCGGCAGCATCGGATTTTCCACCGGGCGCTGATGGCGAGCCGGATGCATCAAGCGATGCTTCTGCTGCGTCTGCTGATGATACGGCAGCGGCACCAGCAGCCGATGCATCGGCGGACGCTTCTGCGACAGCAGACCCGGCAGCAGCCGACGCCGCTCCAGGCGCACCGAAGAACGAACAGCAATTGCGGTCTTGGGAAGGTCGTTTGAAAGCTAAGGAAAAGGAACTGGCCGACAAAGAGGCAGCACAGAGCAATCCCCGTGCGGGCGCAGATCAGTCAGCCAAGACTACAGGCGGATCGACCGACAACGGCGGGGATGGTGGCGACGACAGCGGTAACGGCACCGACTCACCTGATGCCGACGACAATGCAGAGGGAGGTAGTGGCGACGATTCGAGCGATCCCGCGACGGCACTGGCCGCAGACTTTGGCGAAGACTTCGTACAGCAGATTACGCAACTGATTAAACAGGTCGTCGGCAAAGGCGGTGGTGACGCATCGAGCAAGGTTGCCGCGACCGTCGATCAACTGATCAAGGAATTACGCGCCGAGCGCCAACAGAACCATTTCAAGGCCATCGCCGCCGCGCACGCCGATTTTATGGAAGTCACGGACTCGAAGCAATTCAAAGACTGGGTAGACAGTCAGTCGCCAGACGATCAGGCGAACTCCAAGCGCGTCATCGATTCAGGCAGTTCCGATGAAATCGTGGCGCTGTTGACGCAATACAAGCAATCGCTTTCCAGCGGTAGCGATGACGATGGCGGCGACGATGACGACGATGGTGCAGACGCCGCCGAAGGCGTTCGATCTAGTGGCTTGCGCTTGCCGAGTTCGCCAAGTGCAGGAGCGGATGATTACGCCGCCGCTTGGAACGAAGCATAAGCCGTAAGTCGTAACACGCCGTTGCTGGTGCGGATCACCAGCAACCACATAACACCTGCCGGTCGGCAGACGAAGGAACACATTGCGATACGCCGTGAGCGCCGCATTGGTTTCGCGTCTGCTTGACCGGCTTTTTCATTTGCGGCACGTGAATAGGACAGGCATTAGTCCCCTTGAGCGCTCGCCGCGTCGCGCGGATTCGCATTTCTGACTCCGACTCTGCGCTCATCTTCTATTTAGGAATCCCCCGAATGGCATTTACTCAATATGGCGACATCTCGCCACGTACCGCTGCATACGCCGAAAAGGAGTTGTTGAAGCGGGCAATCCCTTTCATGGTTCTGGAAAAGTTCGGTCAATCGAAACCATTACCGGCACAGAACAGCAAGACGATTGTTTTCCGACGCTATAACGCGTTGCCGAATGCGCCGACCGCACTGGCCGAAGGCGTCACACCCGGCTCGCTCACACTGTCCACGACCGACATTCCATGCACGCTGACGCAGTACGGTTCAATGATTACGATCACCGACATCATCATGGACACCCATGAAGATGCGGTGTTGAATGAGTCCATCGAACTGTTGGGCGAGCAAGCGGCGCAGATGATCGAGACCATGCGTTTCGGCGTGCTCAAAGGCGGCGCGAACGTGGTGTACGCGAACGGCGCAATGCGCAATGCCGTCAACACGCCTATTTCGCTTGCGGTGCAGCGCAAAGCAACGAAGGCGCTGAAACGTCAAAACGCCGAGCAGATCACGAAAGTAACCAAATCGACACCGTCGTATGGTACTGAGCCAACAGCCAAGTCTTTCATCGGCTTGATTCACCCCGATTGCGAAGCCGACATCCGCAACATGCTCGGTGCCGACGGCAAAGTTGTGTTCGTGCCTGTCGAAAAGTACGGCTCGATGTCACCTTACGAAAATGAAATCGGCAAAGTCGAAGATGTGCGATACCTGTCGTCCACCATCTTCCAGCCATGGCCCGATGCGGGCGCAGCCAAGGGACTGATGACTTCCACATCCGGCGTCAATGCCGATGTGTACCCGATTCTCTACGTCGCTGCCAACTCCTACGCAATCGTGGCACTGAAAGGCATGTTCGCATTGACGCCGATGGTGGTCAACGCGACGCCAAGCGATAGCGATCCACTGGCGCAACGCGGGCGCGTGTCGTGGAAGGCCATGCAAGGCGCGGTGATTCTCAATGACCAATGGATGTGCCGCTGTGAAGTCGCGGTAACTGCGTAATCCCCCGCATCGCTACCTCAAACCGGCCTGGCTATTTCCAGGCTGCCTCAACCCTACCGAATAACAAGGAAATACGCATGGGCGCATTGCGCAACATTACCGAACAAACTTTGCATGACCTGCTGGCTAACAAGAATTTCTCCGCTGGCGGTTTGGCGATCAACGCAGCGGGTGCAACCGGATTCAAGTCGGCATCCGCTTATCAATACACCATTGATGGCATCTTCAAATCGAAGCCCGCGTTGGCTGCGCAGGCGTTTTCGACGCACCCGCCGCAAGCAGTTGGCATCACGCAGTATTACGTTGTCGGTCTGGATGTCAACGGCAACGTCTTCACGTTTCAAGGTGGCGAGGAAACTTTTATCCAACTAGGCATTTCGACGACCGTTCCCGTGATGCCGGATGTTCCTCCGGGTATCTGTCCTATCGGCGCAATCAAGGTCGTCACCAACACGATTCCATTCGTCGCCAATACGACCCCGCTGGATTCGGCAGGCATGGCGATCACCTATGTGGACTTGAGCGTCTTGCCAACCGTGCCGTTCTAATTCGGTCGTAAATCCATTTGCCGGGACATCCCGGCTTTTCCTATTGAATCCACAAAAAGGCCCGTTGATGCGGGCCTTTGTCATTTCTAAAGCACACCCAGTATGAGTAAAGCAAATTCCAAAGTCACGAGCATCGACGATCCGGTCGTGGGTGAGAACGAAGTCGAATCGCAAAAGGTCACGATCACCGATCACGGCGACAACTTTAGCGGTAATAAGGTCAGTCTTACCATCCATCAGGGCGAAGGTGAAGTGGGTAGTCAACCTGTTTTCGTTCAAGTCAATGGCGCGAACGTGTTGATTCCACGCGGTATCAAGGTGGAAATTGCCGAAGAACTTAAGCACGCATTGGATAACGCCGTCTACACCGTGTACGAAGGTGCGCGGGACGGCACGACCAAGGCTCGCGAAGTCAAGCGCTTCAACTACACCGTCCACGAATTCTTGAAGGCGCAAACGTGATCGCTCATGGCACAACTCAGCGACTTCGCGCCCTATGTGCTGATGTACGTACCCGGCTGTCCAGGCCCGCTCATGGAGCAGATGGTGCGCGACGTATGCATCGATTTTTGCATGCGTTCCAGCGTCGTGCAATTAGCGCTCGATCCGATGGACGCCGTCCAGGGTGTGATCGAAAACGATCTCGACACACCGAACGGCACGGTGACGCATCAAATTCTGGAAGCTTGGTTCAATGCCCGCGCATTGAGCCAGTTCAAATCCGGCGATGTCGTCAGCAGACCGGACGCATTCAATCAGCTATTCGCAGGCGCAAATGTTGTAGGCGGTGTTCCCTGTGCGGTGCAACTCACCCCAAACAACACGTTTCTTTTCGATGTTGCGCCCGCCTTCACGTCACCGGCAG